CTCATTGATGTTAAAATTGACAAAATAAAGAAAGCCGACCTTAGGAGCGCGGGCATAATTATTTTGTATATAAAGTCTATCAGCATGCTGATAGTCCTTCATGGTCGCACCACCTTTACCCAATAAGCCGTCACCGACTTGACTAAGAAAATTTGTAAAGGCGTTACTCATAATAATATTTAGTCAATAAAAAAGCTGGGTTTTAAACCAGCTTTTTTAAAATTAACTAAGTTAATTATTAACCGCCAAGTGCGATTGATCCAATTGTACGACCAACGGATTGTCCAATTCCACTCAATTGTCCTGAACCATTTAATTGTAGTGCGTTATCATAGCAGATGGATAATGCAATATCCATAGGATCTGTTGCACTAGCATAATCGCCACCTTGATATGTTACTTGTTTAATCCAGCAACCGTGGAATTCAAATGATTCTAAAGTAGTAGGAGTATATGCGCCATTGCCACCATCTAGTAATTCAACACGCATTAAGAACTTATAATCAATACCCGAAGCGGCAGAACTTTGTTCGAAGAAATCAAATTGTTTCTGCATCTGTTCACCGACTTTGCCGGTAACCGACCCGGTTACATCGTCTCGTAATGTTAATGTAGCGTCAGCCCATGAATGTTTACCGGCCATTTTAACTGTGCTATTGTAAACACTTAATTTAATTTCGTCAAAGCTGGCCACTGGCCGGGTTACATTCATAACCTGTTTGGTAAGTTCTGTACTAGGAGTACCCGCCACTCCAAACCCATCTAAAGTAACGCGAAAGCGATACTTTAGTTTTGGCATCAAAAGACCTTGGTTTTGAGCACTTTGATCTGTTGCTAGTGGTACGCTAAAATATGCTAAATTTGAAATTGTCATGTAATTATTCCTTGTTCTTTATATACTATTAAGTTCCTGAACTGCTTCCCGGGAAACCTGAGCCATAGTTACCCGAGGCAATAGCACCAGTGTTAAGTAAACGTAATGGGATATAGATAAACTCGACTGCTTTAACTGGTTCAATAGCAATGTCTACCCATAATTGACTTTGATCAATTCTTGTAGGTGTATTGTTACTAGTATCGCAAACAACAACATAGTCATTAAGTGCGCGTTGACCGACCAAAGTAGTTAAAATACTTTCAACAACGGCCTTAACTTCATTACGTGTCTGACTATCGTTTGGTTCAAACAAGAATGGTTTAACGGCTAATGCCAATTGTCGACGTAAGTATGCTACCAAGCGAGCAACGTTAATACGATCTAACGCACTGGCCTGAGGAGCTAATGTATATTGACCATAAGCAACTAATCCTACTCCAGGAATAGTAGCGATTGGATTGATTTCCAACGGCGCCAATACATCGCGTAATCCTTGATATACTGATGTTTTAACAAAATCTGATGTTGTTGAATCAATATACCCTACACTGCTTGCATTACTAATTATACCACGATTTGTTCCTGCTGGAGCAAACCATGGATAACTGACATTATCACTATTAATGATAGTGTTTAGCATCATATGGCTTGGTGGAACGACAATATAATTACCAGTATTGTCAGTAGTATAACCACTTGGATAATATACGGCAGTATAGTCATCGTGTGTTACCAATCCAATGTCGCCATTATCTAAAGCAAGATTTGAATTACTACCCCATGCCTGTAATGCTGTTGCATTGGCTTCTAATCGGAATGGAGTATCACCTACTACTAATGCTGTTTGACTTCGGTCAATATTTAAACCAACCATGTCGGCAATTAATTCTGGATATCCAGGGCAAGCAATTAAATTAAAGTTCACAGTATCTGTATCGCGTATTGCTAGATTTGTATTAATTGATTCCTTCAATGATTTAACTACCACAGCACGTTGAGCTAAACGCCCAAATGTTCCTGCACCTGTATTACTATTTGGACTAATTGATACCCAACGATCGGCGTTATATGGATTCGTACCATTCATTAGATCATTTTCATAAGCAGCGTTTAATCCGCCGTTAGCATTAATATCAATGTAACTGGACTTATATTGTTTAATGTTAAATCCTGAACGACGTAAATTCCATAAACGTGTACCTTTTGGATATAATGCTGGGTTCACTACATCCGGATCTACATAATTACTGACTAACATATCGGCAATTTTTGTTGTCGTTTCCATGCTAGTTTGACCCGTTGTACTCCATCGTGCATTAGCAAATACCCAACCATTTGGGCTAGTATGATCTGTTACATCTTGTAATATCCATTTTAGTAAAAGACCATCATATACATAGACATTTTGTCCATACATATCGATATCCGATGTATCGATCCAAATATCTCCATCTTTAAGCGATGTTACACCATCTTGTTGAGTAGTTGGCATTGTGGCGCTTACTGTAGGACCCAGTGGATCTGTGTAATTTCCGTTTAAAAAGCTAGAATAATTTAAATAACCGACCCATTTAGATCCGTCATTAATCATAATATCTACATCCGATAGATTTGCATCATACCATAATGTTCCATCGGCCGGCAATGTATAAGGAGCATAAGGAAGTGCTTCATATACTAATGGTTTCCAGTTGGAAATAATATATCCTCCTTGGAATCCAGTATCTTGAGTTGGTGCTTCATAAAAGTTTGCTAAATTGGTTGTTAATCCAGTGTATTGAGATCCAATCGGGCTTCCGGAATAGTTTATTAATTCAATGTCTCCACCTAATGCGTGTGTCAATGTTAATCGATAGGTAGCAGTACTATAACTAGCCGATACATTTACTAATCCCGATGTGTTGATTGCAGTTGCTAATAATGCTGCTACTGGTGTTACTGTGCTTTCCGGAATTGTAACTGTTATCGGTGTACTCCAAGTTGATGTAGTTAATAATGTTTCTCTAATTGAAATCGATTGTGGCGAATTTAATGTTGCAGTTACTGGCGTTCCCACTACTGTAGTAGGACTTGTAGAATTTCTGCGCCATACCTTAAATTCTGCTGTAGGTACTCCTCCGCTAAGTCCATGATGTTGAGGATCTGATTCGATGAATAATGCTCCTACAGGAATATTTGCACCACCCCCCGTAGGATCTAATTGATTAATAGCCTGATAAGAACTATTATAAATCGGTGCACTAATATTAGTCCATGTTTGTGTTGCACCATTGTAATTCTTTATATTCCAGTTAGCACCATATCCTGGCGGAGTTGTCTTAATCCAAACGCTGCTGGCTTGTGTGCTAGTGTTATAAGTAGGATATTGAGTATGTGGACTAATTGTTACCAATGCCCCACCGTTAAATCCACTTTGAACTTCTACCCAAGCATCTGAACCGGCAGTAGTTTTATACCAAAATCCCTGCACAAATGTAGCATCATTGTTTGAAGTAACAACTACAGCAAAATCTCCTTGAGTACCAAAACTATCTAAAGGTTGACCTGAACTGGGTACTAATGATATAGCGGCATTACTATCGTCGATAATTAAAGGAGTTACGTTGCTGAATGACCCTCTGCCACTGGGATTCCATACCTCGATCCCAAACAAACTACTAGCAGTATCTACCCAATATGTACCTGCAACTGGATTTCCTGCTGGTACACTAGTTGACGCAGTTAATGCTCCAAGATCGATATTAGCACGTGATACATAAACTTGTGACGTAATCCCTAATACACTATATGCCGCTTGTAATCCATATTCATTTTGTTCACCGCCATTAATAGGATTACCACTAGCATCAGTGTAAAATAACGGAGTTCCAAAAGTATCAGTTAAATCACGTTGACTAGTAATTAACCAAAGTTGGCCTTCATTATCAGCAGTTGTACCTTTTGCTGTTCCTGTTCGGGAAGCATTCGATTTATTTGCTGCGGAAGCAACAACTATAAGTGGGATGGTACCAGGGGCAGATGAAGTATAAAAACTCTCATCTATTACTGTTACTGATACACCGGGTGATACTAATGTAGCCATTGTAAATCTCCTTAATGGATTACTTTGTTTTATTTATGCACTATCACAAAAAAAACATGGTTAAATACATTTGAAAAGGGCACTAAAAGGTTAGTATATGAGAAAACTTTGTAAAAAATGTGGGGAAAGACCTGTTGCTATAAATTATTATAAACAGGGTAAAACATTTTATAGATCGCAATGTGATCATTGTGCCAGAGGAAATAAATCTACTAGACCCTTATGGTTATTAGCAGGATATCAAAAAAAATTATCCTGTGATCGGTGCGGTTTTAAATCACCGCATACAGAAACATTTAATGTTTTTCATATAGACGGGAATTTAACAAATTGTAGATTTACTAATCTTAAAACAGTATGCGCCAACTGTCAAAGAGTGCTACATAAAGATGGTGTAAAATGGCGGCAGGGGGATTTGGTACCCGACTATCCTCCACCCACTAAATATTAATGTTCTGTGTGATATAGCAGTGTTTCTGTTTTAAATAAATTTTCTACTTGGTCATATAAATCTTGTATGGATTTATTATTATCTAAAACATAATCAAATTTAGTTCCAACCCACGCCCATTCGCTAGCATGTATGTCGGGATATGTCAAAGGCATCAAATCTTTATTATTTAGGGCTAAATTATACCATTCGGGTAATTCACCCCTCCTTACCCACACCACTATACCATCTGCTTGTTTAATTGCTGTAATTTCATTAGGAAAACGGCAATCAGTAATAATAATATCATCATGGCTATTGCGTAGTTTATTTTCTACACTGGAAATCCAAATATCTTGGTGAAATCCCTGTCGACAAACTTCTGTTCCCCAATACTGTAATACCCATCGCGGAGTAAGATTGGGAATATTTAGGCGGGCAGACCACCAAGGATCTATCTGTTCTCTCCATTCTCTGGCTTCTTTCGTACGTCCTTCTAAGAGAATACGATCCCATCCAAATACTGCACTTACAGCATCTTTTAGACTGCTGGCAAAACTTTCACGACGAAATCCATAAAAATTTGTCAAATAATCGGAAATGGTGTCTTTACCGGAGCCGATCCAACCACAAATTCCTATTAGCATATAACTATAATAGTAAGAAACGGTCTAAAAGTCAAGACAGCAATTATCCCGTAACCCAGGTTAATGGAGAATCGCCAGCCTTGTAATTGATTAAATCTGCTTCTAATACTTCGATTTCGGCCTTACCTTCCGCTTTTAAAGCAGCGCCATTTAATTGAGTTCCACCTTGCGGGCTGGCAATAGTAGCAAATTTTTCACGTGCCTCGCCCAACATAATTTTGCAGGTTGCTAAACTATAATCTCTTAACCATTGAGATGCCTGAGGATCTTGCAATAGATTAAAATCGGGTCGATAATTATACATCCAAACTAACAATTCTTCCGAAGCATATGGTCTCTGCATAATTGTTAATAATTTTGTAGTTTTATTAAATGTAAAATTAATATCGGTACCGAACATTTTACCTACTTGTTTTTGATAAGAAGCAAATGCATAATAAGTGGCTAAACCACCCATATTAGTTGATGCTAACAAGTAAGTATTTGAATAGGCCAAATTAAATGGTTCGAATAATGATCCGCCGTCACCGCCTCCCGTGCGTGATCCTATACTTCGACGAAATAACTGCCGAATTTCCATAACTTCCCGGGGCATAATATAATCATTTTCACCGGGTTGTATAGTTAGAAATCCAAAACTTTCTTCGGTAGAATTGCTGCTACGTTGACGAAACTTATTTAAAGCACGATCTATTGCAGTATTATAATGGACAGGGTCTAATTCAATATCAATCATTCCCGACCCTAACATCGCTTGAATATATTCTACTACTTTTTCTCGTTCTGTTTCAGTATCGTTCATATCAATATTTAGCTGCACAGTTCAATAAATACATTATTATGGGCTCCTTTATGTTTTTACCAAACAAGTATACTAAATGTTATTTCAATATTATTTCGTCTGCACGGAATAAAAATATGCTGATTCAAGGAGAATTAAAATTCCTCGCCTAAGTTTATATAAACCAGAAAAAGGTGCCGATTTTAAATTTTTAGATCGTGTAATAAATGAAGAATTTCAGGTCGGTGGTGTTGACATAATGATTCACAAATATCTAGGACCAGTTGCGCCCAATGACGGCAATTCTACTCCTTCAACGCCTAATAATAGTACAAATCCTGTGCCGGAATTGGGTATACAAGATGTATTATTCATGGAAAATAGAGATAGAAGCTATAGTACTGATGTTTATGTAATCAGAGGGATTTATCAAATGCAGGATTTAGATTTTAATCTAAGTCAATTTGGATTATTTCTTCAAAATGATATAATTATGTTGCATTTACATTTAAGAAATTGTGTTGATACGTTGCAAAGAAAAATAATGGCGGGGGATGTGATTGAATTACCACATTTGAAAGATGAATACGCATTAGATAATAATTTTGTAGCTTTAAAAAGATTTTATGTGGTGCAGGATGTCAGTCGTCCTGCAGCAGGTTTTAGCCAATCTTGGTACCCACACTTATTAAGAGCTAAATGCGTACCGTTAATAGATAGTCAAGAATTTAGCCAAATATTCAATGCAGATGCAGGTAACGGCGACGGCAATACACTGCGAGATTTGATGAGTACATATAATCAAAACGTGGTTATTAATGATCAAATTATCGAGCAAGCAATGTTAGACGCACCTGTTAGCGGTTATAATACTAGAAGTTTCTATGTTATCCCTACAACAGAATCCGGGTTGGTCGATGTTGCCGATGCTAGTGATATAATAGATGATGCTAGCATAGAACAGGCAGTATTAGATGCTAGTGTAGTATTACACACTCCTACTAAAAATTTATATGTTGGATATTTAACAGGTAATGGAATACCACCTAACGCCGCCCCTTTTGATTCAGGAATAACGTTTACTGTTAATCCCGCAGTAGGAGCATTTTATTTGCGTACTGATTATATGCCTAATGCATTATATAGATTTGATGGCAAAGTTTGGAATTTATATGAAAAAAATGTAAAAATGACTATGAATGAATTTGGTCAGCAAGATGTTACTAGCGGAGCGTTTGCTGGTGATCAAATACGCGAAACACAAAAAACTAGTTTTATTAATAATACTAATACTGCAACTATTAATGGTAAGGTTGTTGCAGAACGACAGGCTCTTAATCAAGCGTTAAAGCCTAAATCAGATAACTAAATTGTTCATAATAAAATAAGGAGAATACTTTGGATTGGTTCTATTCGGGTCAGATAAGAAGATATCTCACGCAATATATGCGAGTGATGAGTAATTTTTCCTATAAAGATGGCATGGGTAAATTAAATCAAATACCTGTAATGTACGGTGACCCAAATCGTCAAGCTGCATCCACATTGAAAAAGAATTCAGAAAATACAGTACCTAATGCTCCATTTATTGCTTGCTATATTAAAAATCTAGAATATGATCAATCTAGATTACAAGATCCTACTTTTGTGGATAATGTGCAAATACGTGAAAGAGCATTTGATGAAAACACAGGATTATATACTAATTCACAAGGGCTGGGTTATACCGTAGAACGTATTATGCCATCTCCTTATAAATTAACCTTTTCTGCAGATATATGGAGTACGAATACTGATCAAAAATTACAAATATTCGAACAATTAGCATATTTGTTTAATCCTAGTTTAGAATTACAAACTACAGATAATTATTTAGATTGGACAAGTTTAACAATATTACAATTAGAAAATATTGTATGGAGCAGTAGAACAGTGCCTCAAGGAGTCGAACAAGATATCGATATTTTAAATTTAACATTTTTTACTCCAAT